AATACCTATTTAAGCACTGGCACGCTGATTACGTTGATACTCAAGGTGATGTCGGTATTCATCTAGATTCATTAAAGCACCCATTGCTACATTATGCTCTTTACGAATAATAGCACCATCTTCAATAGTACCACCCTTACTCCAAGGCGTGTCGTGTCCAAAGATAGCATCTTCAATACTCAATGGTTCACCGTCAATAGCACAACGGAAGTCTTGTTGTACAAGCATCTCAAACTTCTTATCTTTAGTGATGGTTCTTCGGGTATCTTTATAAAGAATCGCATCATCAATATCCATCTCATGAAGATATAATTTCGCAACCTCATGTTGTTGAGATGGGTTTGAAGGATATTTAATCGCAGATCGAGCAAACGTCTTAACAAGTTCCTTAACAACCTTTGTAGTGTTACGTTCCCCAGTCTTGAACTCCCTAACGTCAATTTCATAATCAGCATTGCTATTGCCAGTTAAGTTTTTGTGTGCCTTAAAGAATTCTTCACCAAACTTTTCATGGTCTTTGATTGCGAAAACCCTGTTACGTTCAAGCAGTTCAAACCATACTGCCTGAAAAGCACCGAAACTATTAGCATTCATCTTAGCATCAAATCCATCGAGTACCTTTAACGCATCATTAAAAAATGTATCAGTGAGTTTCTTAACTCTAGACGTGATAACTGGACCAGCATTTACGAGATCTTCAATCTCATCTAAACCTGCAGCAACGTTACCACCACCCATAACTTTAATGAATACGATAGCAACATACTCATCCCACTTACGTCTTGGATTTACTGGTGTGTTCCAGTACAATGCTTTATCCTTACCATCATCTTTCCTTTCAGTATTAAAGATTTTATGTTTTGTTGAAGTCGGTCCGTATTCTTTAAACGTTTTCACACGGGTTCTAATTTCTTTAGTTATTTGAGCAGTATCATTTGCCATAATCATTTCAATCTGATTAACTGGTGTTACTGTATTGAGTCTACGAAAGATCTCAGTCGATTCGTGATTGTCGCAGATGTAAACTTGGAATAACAATTTAGTAGTGTCAAATAATTCCCTTTGTTCATCGCTTAGAGAAAGGTATGTTTCTCCAGCAGTAGTAGTAAACTTGCCCTTTTTGAAATCCCTAATTGCTCTAATTCGATTTCCACCATCAATAACTAACCATTTGTAATCTTTGTAGACTTTTCGATTTTCATCATCATGCTCAATATCTCGCACAGTGATTACACCGATTGAATATCTATTCAGAATAGAATCAATAATGCCTCGGGGTTTTTTAAGTCCAGTAGAAACTGCTGGTCTTTGACCGATTGGGTCTGGGTTGATTACTTTGTTACGGACATCTTCGATTGTGTCTTTAACTGTTTTTATTACGTTGTCGTGGTCTAACATATTATTTCCTTGTATTATTAAAAAGTAATTAAACGGAACTTGAAATTAATCGTTCCTATCAGTTTTGAGGGAAAGTGAATTCTACTTAAAGTAAAACCTGACCCTCAATACTAATTATACTATAATTTCAAACGGAAGTAAAGTTTTTAGTGATTTAATTTCAAAAACTTCATAACACCGACTAATGACTGGTTTATCACTTGGTGCATGTCTAGATATTGATATGTTCCGCAACGACCGATGAATGAAACTTTATCATTCGGTTCATCACGGTATTGCTTATAAACTTCAGTGTTAATCCCTTCAATGTCTTTGACTGGATAATACCTTTCCATATTGTTACTTCTATAATCGCAAGGGAATTCGTATGTCAATGTTGTAGCATATAAATTCTTACCGTGATTAGGAAAGTTTTTCCATTCAGTTACACGTGTCGGACCACCAGAAGTGGTGAAGTTTGTTGTGGATGTTTTGTAAACCTTTTGCTCGGGTAATGTTACCGTCTCAAATTTAATACTTCGATATGGCAACTCACCGTGTAGATTATCATAATACACGTCAATAGGCATACTATTAAACACGTGGTCGTATTCATCTTCCATATCTTTATTGAATGATGTATTCAACTTGACTGTAATATTTTCGTGGTCGAATATACGTTCAAACAATTTAGTATAACCTTCTGTCGGCATCTTTTGGAAACTGTCATCAGGGAAATACAATTCATTATCGTCATCACGAACTGGCACACGTTCAAGGATCTTAGGGTTGAGTTCTTCTAATTCTTTATCCCACATTTTCTTAGTGTATGGTTTGAAGAATATATCAAGTATATTTTTCTCACCTAGAAGTTCTTTAGTCTTACGATTGACTGGCAATACATAAAACTTTCCATCTGTATGCTTTGCTAATACTTTATGCTTATACTCAGTCCATTCAGTGAAATTAGATAACCACTCAACAACCCTTTCGTTGTTAGTGTGGAAAATATGTGGACCATACTTATGCACACGGATGCCGTCATCATTAATATAATCATACGCATTACCTGCGATATGGAATCTCTCATCTATTACAGTTACGTCATATCCATCTTCGGCAAGTTCTCTGGCATATACTGCTCCAGCAAAACCTGCACCGACAACTAGAACTCGCATTCTAAATATTCCGTAATTTGTCTTTCAGTAATCGATTTATCCATAGGTTGAGAATCATAATATGCTTCTTTCTGATTTAAAGCAAGTGTGCCCAGTTCACCAACCGACATAGATTCAATCTTAGCACAAGTCAAACCTAGATACGGTTCGCCAAAGATAGCACCTTCTTTATCTTCACATATAAGAATTGAACCAACGTCAGCAGTTTGTTGTGGTCTTGCTCTCCACCAACCTGAACCTGCATGCCAATAACCTGCCATAAGGATTCCCCAATGGTCGTTGAATTTTGACATCATCTCTTGTTCAGTTAAACGTTTTTGTTTCTTAGACTTAGATCCGTATTGCATAATCTGCCAAGTAGCACCGTCAGTAACTTTATTAAACCACTTCTCAGTTTCTGATTGAATCAATCCAGCGAAGTTGAATACAAACTCTTTAGGTTCTGCGAATAAAGACCTAGAAGGTTCTCTATGCAACGTATATGCTGATGCATGCCAAGAAAACACTTTACTTTCGTCCCAATTAGGAAATAACATCTTAAAGTCTCCGCCAAGATGAGCAGGAAGGGTAATTGGAGTCTTTTGTTTTGTGATAGAACGTATTGCTCTTCCAAATGCGTCGTTCCATTCTGGACGTAATTCTTTCTCTGCAACGACATTGTTAATATAGTAATCATTTGTGATTGATTCGAGAATCTTATCTTCTTTACCAACCCAAGTGTTAATGTTCTTAGGAGACTGCCAGTCCTCGATTGCAAACAAAGCATCGGGACGTTGAGAGATTGCCCATAACGCACCATACATATGTGTATTATAAGGTGAGATATGCATAAGGAAAACTACAACTTTATCATACTTCGAAATATCTTCACCAGCAGTTACTGGTCTTTGGTCGACTTCCCATCCCAATGCTTCTAATGCTTCAACGAAACTGTAATGTGCTGTACACAAACCTATCTGCGATTTCTCGTGAAAGTTTCTTGTGCAAGCTGCTCTGGTAAATCCAGTAACTAATATTTTCTTCATTCTATACTCCAATCATTTATTATATTATACCCTACTACACATCAAAAGTAAAGTATTACACGATTTCTTCTAGGGTTTTTGTGGGTGTCATAAACTTCGACACGAATGGCACTTCTGATATTGGTAAATCACCTGGACGTCTATCACCATAAATTACTTCAAATTCGTTTCCATACTTTGCTAGGTATGCATCAACATACTCTTTAACGGTATATGACTTTCCTGAACCTAGTGGTTCGTAGTCTGTCATCGCAGCAGGTTCATTAACTGCTCGGACTAATGCGTCAGTCAAATCTTCAATATGGAAATAATCCCGAACACACGTACCATCCTTCGTATCATAATCATTACCAAAAATAGTGAATTGCCCTTTTTCTTTTGCGTTAATAATAGATCCAGGCAACCCATCTGGGTTAGTAGGAACTCCACCACCAACGTTATAGAACCTGAAGATGGTGTATTCTTTACAAATATCTTTAATCATTTGTTCAGACATAACCTTTGCGTGACCATACGGGGAGTCGGGACTGAATGCAGCACCCGTAGAAGCAAAAATGAATTTGGCATTAGGATATGCTTTAATAACGTTCAACGTTCCTGTAACATTTGTATCATAATACTCAGCAGGTTTTTCTACACTCTCACCCACACGAACAAGTGCTGCAAGATGAACAACACAAGTTACATCTGGATTGGGTTCAGTCGAATTACGAATATCCCATTCTTCAATATCAATTCCAGTTGCTTCTAACTTTTTCATTAAGGATGAACCGATATAACCTTTTGCTCCAGTAACAACAACCATTATGCGAAGAACCCCTCTAGTGTTGTGTGTTCTTCAAGTGCTTCAGGATGATAATTCTCTAACCATTCCTCACCTTTATCTTGTTCTCTTAGGTAATCATACCATTCATCGTCATGCCACATACTAGGTGATACTCCATTCCAGAAAGGTCTCCACAATTTATGTTCTTTATTCAACCTACGACTATCAACATAAGCACGTCTAGTCTTTTCATAATCCCAAGTTCCTAACTTATCCATATCCTCACGGTAATAGAAAATCAAACTCATTCTTAACATATCTTCAACACCCGAGTCAGGTGCTTCAATAGGGGTGTTGCCGTGGATGATACGCATATTGTCAATCAATAGCAAATCACCTGGACGAATATCAATTGCAGCACGTACTTCTGGTGCTACAAGATAACCACCGTTCCAACTCTTACCGTCTTTAGTAATTACTGTTAGGTTTGAGAATCCTTCATTCAAAGAACCTGCATCACGATGGCATGCCATTCTAGCATTTCTATCACTCTGAGTAGTATTCACAGTAATCGTTGTTAATGCAGTATCTTCACCAATTAAAAACTTAGGATCTAATCTATCTGCGAATTCTTTTTGTTTAGCATAACGACCTGGAATCAATCGAGCAAATTCTTTATCAAGTTTCCTTGCGAATGGATAACACTTCTCAAACTTAGCACGGTTATGTTCAACGTATGAAGTTTCTCTACCATAAGGAATACGTGGATATCTACCATAAAACCCTGCGATACCTGACCACATTGGTGACGCATACGATGTATCTGATATCATATCCTTACGAACACTCTTAACATAGTCTGTTGCTTCAGAAACTTCCATTGATTTGAAACGTTCCATAGCAACATCAAAGAACCCAGTATATACACCGAACTCTCCCTCAATCTTAGAACGTAACCAAACCGACCCACGTGTTTCGTGTTGCTTAGTCTTGTGCTTTTCAATAATAGTTTCGATTGGGTCAGAACCATCTACTGGTGTTGGTTGCCCTTGAGCATAATATTCAAGGATATCTGCTTGGAACGGTGTTACCCAATCACGATGACCAGACTGTTCAACTCTCGGACCTGCTGCCATACCACGGTTATTTGACTCGACTGCTGAATCGTACAATCCTTCAAACGCACCCAACTGTTCTTCAGGGGTAAATACGTTCTTACGGAATTTGAATGCTAGTCTTGACTCATCTACACACTTAAAGCATACATTATCACAATCTTGACTCTTAGTCATATCACATTCAGGGGGAAGATACACATCGGCATCGTTCTCAATTAGCACGTCATAAAATGATTCGTCTACGTACTTACCTAATAATTTATCTTGGTCAATCATAAACTTTGCGATGAATACGTCTTGCCCTTCATCACCTTTATATTTCTGCCAAGTGTTGCCGTTGATTGTAATTTCTTCCATATTTCTCCTAATGTATTACTATATTATACCCTTATTTAGACATTCTGTCAAGTTTTTTCTTATTATGTTTTGCCCTGTCAAGGTGGAACTTAGACGTCTTTTGGGTAAATACCTCTCCTTGTAAATGGTCATACTCGTGTTGGAATGCTCGAGCAGTAAACCCGTCAAACTTAATAGTATCAACCTTACCATCGTGTCCGGAGAACCTTGCTTTAATGATATTCGACCTTTTAACCTTAACGAATAGGTTAGGGAATGACAAACAACCCTCTTCACCTAATGTAATTGCATCTGAGTAATCTACAATAGTCGGATTGAATACTGAGAACACACTGTCTTCAATATGAGGATTGCCAATAACAAATACGTTATACGGTAGTCCTACTTGATTTGCAGCAAGTCCTAGTCCGTTGTTAGCAATCATTGTATCTCTCAAGTTTTGAAATAACTCAGTCGGATCCATTGGTGGATTGCTAAAGTCAAATCGTTGAGTTGGTTCTCTTAATATTTCATCTGTCAATTTTAATATCATGATGTTATTGTTTCTCCGTCTTTAAAAGTTATTGAATGTACATTTCCTGCCATAGAATACCTTTCATTATCTGTGTAGAATGGATATACTTGATGTTTGTGCCCAGACTCAAAAATGAATACGTCTGCAGTTTTTGGGTTTAAATTAAAGTGAATATTTGTCCTATTTGAATCAAATTGAATCGTCCCTCTCGTTTTACCATTGGACTTTTGATTATAACATTCTTGCCGTATTTCTTCTGGTATATCTAAATACCAAACAAACGAGAATAAACCAATGTGACTATGTGATGGGTTGTGTTCATAACGATGCATCACGTTCAACCATAAATCGGGTTTATCAGAACCCTTTCTGCAGAAAGAGATTTCAAGAATTTCCCTATCAAAACCCCGTTCCAAATTGACTTTAATAAAATTTTCAATATAACTAAAAGGGATATCCATGCCCGAACGATAATAATATTCTTCTTTAAGATCTCCTGCTAATGATTTTAATTCTTCTTCTTTTGGTGTTTCGTTTTTCCTGATAATTTTCCATTTTCGAAATAGTTGTTTTGTTAATTCTAAATTCGATTTTGCGTGATAAACCTTATCATCAAAATTTGAAAGATTATAATCAAAAAAAATGTGATTTTCACCTTCGTCCAATTCTGGTATTATTAGTTCGTTCATACTATCCTGCTAAAGTTTTTAATTTTTTGGAATTCAATCTTACTTCTAAATTTATCAATCAATATGTCACCCTTATGGGAAATGACAAATACGCTTGTTTCAGTTCCTAAGTCGTGCAATAGTTTCAAGAACTCATCACAACCAGTTGAGTCTAGTGATGCATCAAATACTTCGTCTAGAATTAATAGGTTAGTGTTAGTTGAGTTCTTCATCTTAGCAATTGCTCGCCAAGTAAACAGTAATGCCAAATCTACACGCATCTTCTCGCCTTCAGAGAAATTGGCATATGAAAATATATCACGATACCTACTCTTAATTGTTTCGTTGAACTCTTCATCCAATTCAAAGTTTACAAAGAACTCAAGGGATGCTAGATACTTATTAATCAACTTGTTCATAATAGGAATATACTGACGGATGATTCTAGTCTTAATACCACCGTCCTTTAGCATACCTGAAGCAAACCCAAACAGTTCCTTCTCATTAGAAAGGATTTCTCTATTCGTACTATGTGAGTTAATACTCTTTTGTAATTCTTTTATCTTACTCTCAGCATTATTATCTTCTTTGTTCTTAGACTGGAGTGTTCTAATTCTTGTGTTAGCAGACTTACCGTTCTTCTGCATATGTTTCATTTCAGATTGGTGTTCCCTAATCTTCAACTGCTTATCTTGGATTGAATTTTGTAGCACGTCAATCTTATCCATCTCAACCACAAGTTTATCCTGCTCTACAAGTAATGTTTCAATACCTGCTTCAGTTTCCTTAATAGTTTTCTGAGTGGTCTCGATTTTATCTGCCTTAATCTTCAAGTCAATCAATTGCTCGCACGTTGGGCAGTTATCATTCTTCTCAAAGAACATCATACGTTTAGTGCTGTTATGAGTTTTGTCGTGGAGTTTCTGTAATAAGTCAGATACCTTAGCAGACTTGTTCTTAACCTTTGCTTCGTGACCAACTTCACTTAGTAGTCCGTCTACAGCATCACCTAATTTAAAACACTCACTCTCAGACGTATTGTATCTTTGTTCATAACCATTACGTTCAACTACAATAGAATTGATTTGGTCATCTACATCGTGTTTAAGTTGCTCAAGGTATTCCTGCTGTACTTGGATCTTGTCTTCAGATAAGTTGATTTGATATTCAATTTCTTGAGAGTCTTTCTTATTGGTTGATACCCTATCCTTCAGTAGTAAATTCATATTAGAGAATATTTGAATATCTAATAAGTCTTCAATAATAATTCTTCGGTCATACGGTTTCAACTGCATAAACGGAGTGAAGGATGCGTTACCCAGCACCACAATTTGAGTGAACGATCTGTAATTTAATTTGAGGATAGTGTCCTCTAGAGTTGCTTGATAATCTCTAGAACTTCCTGGCTGATTTAATAGTTCGTTGTTCTTATAGATTTCAAAGATGTTAGGTTTAATTCCCCTAAGAACTCTATAATCATTCGAACCGATTTTAAACTCAACCTCAACTAAAGCATCCTTGTTATTGATACTGTTTACAAGTTGTTGTTTCTTAATATCTCTGAACGGTTTATTAAACAACACGAAACACAAGGCATCAATTAGACTTGATTTACCTGCTCCATTCTCACCAACAACAATTGTGTTAGGAGAACGGTCTAGTTGGATTTCAGTGAACACATTACCTGTTGACAATATGTTTTTGTATTTCAATTTCGAAAAATGTATCATAATATAATTATACCTTATTTCCCCATAAAAGTAAAGTTATGCATCCATATGGATTGCTTCATTGTAGAGTTCTGACATCAACTGACTCAGGTCGTCTTTCGGTACATTATCTGGATAATTGCCGATATAAGAATTCATAATAGTGATAGTATCTTCTGCTTCATTCACGATATCCTCGTCATCCTCTAAGTTGAGGTTCAAGTGGTCTTCAACGATTTGGATATGAATTGGGTCTGCTTTGTACAACTTATCCATAAATAAATCGAACCAGTATGGATTATCAACCGTTTGCTTAATAACTTTCACATACGCACCCTTGTATGAGTCGAACGGGAAGTCTAGGATTTCCTCTGCTGATTTGTTATCATCTGAGTAGAATACCTTTTTGAACATAGAGTTAGGGTTTCTAACGAACTCAAGTCCACGTGTATCTGTATCATATATGTGAAATCCTTTAGCATCGTTGAAGTCTGCCCAAGTTAATTCATACGGACAACCAAGATACTCTACGTTTTTAGTAGTAGATTTGTGATGAAAATGTCCTGAGCATACTAAGTCAAACTTATCAAAGTCTGATACACGCATACCGTGAGGGTTAGGCATACCCACGTTCATTAAGCAACCAGCAATTTCTAGGTGACCAAACATAACTTGAGCAGGTGTTTTATCCATAGCATCAATTGCTACATCATAATTCTGCTTGTTAATCCAAGGCATTATTAATATGTCGTGACCATCAAAGGTTAATGTCTCAGGTTTTGAATAGTATTCAACAAACGTATTATCAAATAATTCATTCATAGAGTTCCATTCATTTGTATCTTTGAATGGTACATCGTGGTTGCCTACTATAACGTGTAAAGCAATTCCTCTCTTTTCACACTCATCAATAAACATATCTTTCATTCTACGCAACGTGACATAGTTGATATACTTACGTCTGTCTACAATATCACCTAAGTGAATGATAGTAGTAATCCCCTCTGCTTCTAACTTAGGGAAAAACTGTTTGCTATAAAATTCTTCAAAGTAATCAAGGAAATGTAGTGAGTCATTCCTTACCCCAAAATGCGTGTCAGTTACTAAAGCAATCTTCACTTCTTAACAACCGTTTTCTTTGCCTTAGTATTTTCGAAGTTCGTAATAAACTCATTCATATATTCTTGAGCACTGTCACTTGATTTAACGTCAGCATTAAAATTGCCAGAAACATCGTGCCCTTGCATATCAGCAGTTTCTCCCATAGCATTAGCATTCTCAGTTGCTTTGAATTTGGTGTACAAATACTTTTTCTCTTTTTGAATACGTCTAAGAAATGCATAGTAAATAATCTGAGTAAAATATGCGAAAGGGTTTTGAGTTTTCTCAGGGTTGAAGTTATGCATATACCTTAAACAGTTCTCAATGCCATCACCAATCATATCCTCTCTAAACGTATAGTTGATAAAGTTTGGTTTGAAGGATAGTCGGTTAGCAATTAACGAGATACATTCTGCAATGTAATTTGGGACTTGGGGTTTATCTTTACCAGCATCCTCTGCTAATTTAATTGCTTTTTGATATTCTACCATTGCTGCGTAGAAGTCTGGATTATTTACATAGTTTCTTTTCTTTGCCATAATATTTCCTTAGTGTATGCTTGTATTTGCTATTCTTAAAATTTCTCTTACAATTTCTGGTTTCACGTTTTCGTTATCAGACCAATCATCTGATGTTTCTTTTATTCTCATTTCATCTAATGATCCAGAATAATATTCTTTCATTTCCTTTGGTGCTTCTGCTATTGCTATAATATGGTCAAACCTAATCTCGATATGAGTATCCTCGCCGAATAATGGTATCCAAGCAGATGAAAACATTTGCATCTTACGTGACTTCATATCCTCTTGCATTGTAATTTGTAATGGGTTTTTAGTTTCGATATCAAGTGTTTCTTCATCGTATGATAATACATCTGCCATTACCGTTTCTCCACTAGAGAGTTTTATAATACTAATCGTCATAGTTTAATTTTATGTTGTAGAGAGAGTAATCAAACTCCTCTTGGTTGTATAATTTAATTCTAACAGCAAAGTGCTTAAGAGTATGGTTATGATAAGACTTCCAACTTAAATCGTCTGAAACATCATATAACGTTGCCTGCTCCTTACTGTCACCCTTTCTTAATCCTCTACCTATCGACTGAAGATTTCGTACCCTACTTTTACTAGGAGAACCAAATATAATGTTATGAAGGTTCTTAATGTTAATACCAGTAGAGAACGTTCCGTAACTAGCGATAATGATTGCGTCGTTTTCTTTTTCTGTGATTGCTCTAATTTCTTCTCTTTCTGATGCATCTACACCTCCGTGAACAAAGAACACTTTTCTATCATCGTGACACTCATCTTTGATTGCGTCATATAATACCTTGCCGTGTTTTTCAACGTACTGGAATAATAATAGTGTATTCCCTTTACGAGTAATAGTCAAGTTTTTGATGAAGTTATTTCTATGAGTATTACTGACAAGGAAATCCATCTCCTCTTGATAAGTAGTCTTCTTCATCCGTTTGCGTTCGTGGTCTGGATATTTCAACACTAGACACTTGATTCTAAATTCAGCAAGTGTTTCGTTGTCAATTAGTTCCTTAGTAGTGATAACTTTCATTACTGGTCCGAACAAACCTTCAAGTACAAGTTTATTTGTTTGGGTGTCATCTAATGTTCCAGTGAAACCAAACCTATATTTACAGTCGGTCAGTTTCTCCATAATCTTAGATAATGAGTTTGCTTTGAAGAGGTGCGCCTCGTCCCCTACGATCACGTCAAACTGGTCGAAGTATTTCTTCGGGAGTTTATATATGCTCTGCCATGTGGAAATAAAAACCCTTGCAGTAGGATGCTCCTTATCCTGACCCGACATTATCTTATGAGTTTCGTGAAACGTACCATCTGAATAATCAGCGAAGTCAGAATTCATCTGTGAGACCAGAGAAGTGGTCGGAACGATGACTAATGCTCTCTTACATTCCTTCCTTAAATAGTATTTGAGTAGCGAGTAAATGATGAACGATTTACCAGATGCTGTCGGGGATAATACTAATGCTCTATTATTTCTGATAGCATGGGCAACTGCTCTTAATTGATAATCACGAGGTTCAAACCGTTTCTCAGTTAGATATTTCTTAAGACCGTTTAACGGGATATCCATTGTATCTTCAAGACCATCGTGTACAATTACTTTGTAGTCCCTTTCCTTAGCAAACCTTTTGATATGCTCTAACAGTCCAACGTAGATTTGTTGAGTGTTTACATTATACAGTCTGATTTTACCATCCCAAATTCTATTACGAACTGCTGGCATAAACTTAGCACCTGGAACTTCAAACGTGAAGAACTCAGACAACTCCATAGAAGTGCCACGTTCACAATCCAATTTTAAATATACTTCGTCTTTTTTGTAGACTTCAATCTTTTCCATTAACCACCTGTGGTGAATTTTGCCCAATCAATTGCACTCTTAATTTGGAATCCACGATTGTTTAAACTTTTAATTATTGAGTCAAGGTATGATACCTTTTCTTCTTGCATTGAAACTAACAATATAGATTCGATGAACATATCATCTGACTCAATATATGTATTAACTTCGTTCTTAAGTAATTTCTTAAAGAATTGCTCACGACCAAGTTCAGATAATTCGTGTCTGTCTAATTCCCCAAGATAATACTCAAGCAAGGTTCTTTGGATTTTCTTATGCTTACCTTTCAGTTTGATAAGTTGCACACGTTCACCCATATAGTATTTAAGATACTTGTTATGGACTTGTGGGATGGTGGCAGAGGCACTGCCTAATTCGGTTTCATCTATCTTGGAATCTTTATTCCATTCAGATACTATTTGTTCAATGTTCATACTATATATTATACCTTACTTCGTCTATAAAGTAAAGTTAGACCCAATGTAAATTAAATGCTTTAAAACTTTACTAATCATCTAATTCGTAGTATAATAGAGGTGTTGCCTCTTTGATATAAGTTTAATCTATTGATGTTATTTGATAAGAACGATAAGTAAATGTTACATCACCAGTTAAATATTCTATATCTGATTGACCAATATCAAATTCTAATGAAGCAATATTAGTAGGATACAAATCAATAAACTTAACTTCTATGTTAGGTTGATACTGAGATGTCATAATAATCAACGAAGCATCAGAATAAGGTTCAGTTAAGAGTTTTCTTTGTTCGTAGTTATCAGGGAAACCTAAACCAGTCATCCAATCTACTATCTCTCGATAGTTCTTCATATCCTCATCTACTCTAAACTTTAATGACAAGTCACTAAACTCCATTTTATCTCCAGCAATTGGAAGTTTATTAAATGGGTTAGTTACTGTATCAATACGTCCAAGTGACATATCTGGAATAGATGCTGCAGTACAGAAATAATTTACGTGTGGTAATTTCTGGATTTGGAATCTAAACCCTATTGGGGATAGTAATGATTTGTTTGTAGGTTCATTTGGCATAATGTGTCGGGTAAATTCCTTGTACTATATTTATAACACGAAAAAAATCCCTCAATTAAGAGGGATTGGGCATGTTGCGTAACAATGATTAAAGATCTACTTGCTGTTATCCATAAATTCTGGATAAGCAGAAGAACCAGTCTCCCACATATCAGAACCAGCAAGTTCTTCATCTTCACCTACTCTCAGACCAATAGTCTTTTTGAGTAAGTACCAGACAATTAGTGAAGTACCAAATACAAATCCGAAGATTGCACCAGTACCAACTGCTTGTCCATATAATGTAGCATCAGTATTTAAAATTGGAACCAACATTAGTCCCACAATACCTGCTACTCCGTGAACACTGATTGCACCCACTGGGTCATCAATACCCCACTTCTCTAGCAATGCCATAGAAATAGGAACAATCAAACCACCAATCGCACCATATAATGCAGCGATTTCAGGTGAAGGTGTTAGAGGATCTGCTGTAATAACTACCAGTCCTGCTAATGCACCATTCAGAGTCACATTCAAAACGGTCTTCTTTAACCAAAGTTTTGAGAGCACCATTGCACTCAGTAAACCTGCAGCAGCCGCAGTATTAGTATTAACAAAGATTTGAGCAACTGCGTTAGCATTGTCTAATCCTAAAATACTTAACTGTGAACCACCATTAAAACCAAACCAACCCATCCAAAGAATAAGTGTACCTAGAGCAACTTGCGTTGTACTAGAACCGTGGATAGCAACGGGATTTCCGTTCTTATCATACTTACCCTTACGTGGACCAATTAGTAGTACTGCCGCTAATGCAGCTGCAGCACCTGCCATGTGTACAATTCCCGAACCTGCAAAGTCAAAGAATCCTACTTCTGACAACCAGCCACCACCCCAACTCCAAGAACCTTGAATTGGGTAAATCACAGCAGTAAAGATTGCTGCGAAAACTAAGAATGACCATAGTTTCTTACGTTCAGCAACAGCGCCAGAAACCACTGACATTGCTGTTGCTACAAATACTACTTGAAAGAAAAAGTCACTCATCAATGCGTGGTCTTCTGGAGCATTCCATCCACCGTACATTAATTCGTAACCCACAAACAAGAAGGTTAATGACGCAACACTATAAAGTGCTACGTTTTTTATAAGGATCTCAGTTACGTTCTTCGAACGAACCGATCCTGCTTCTAACATTGTAAAACCTGCTGCCATCCACATCACTAAGACTGCTGAGACAAGGAAGTACAATGTATTTAAGGCATAGCCTAATTCCATATATTTCTCCTATATTGAAATTGCTACACAACATTACAAACCTATTTATAACACTGAAATTAATGCGAAAAAAAACCCCAACCGAAGTTGAGGTTTTATCTAGGGTTTAACCTGGATTACATTAAGTTAGTAATCTTAGTCAAACGGTAGTAGATGTTACCATCGCCAGAACCTAAACGAGCAGCAACACCGTTAGCATCGTTAGTAGCAAATGGGTTTGAAACCATGCCGTAACGAGTCTTGAAGCCAATCTTAGGTTGGAAAGAGTTTTCACCAACTGCACGAACCATTTGTAAAGGAACGTATGGGCAGTAGAAGATACCAGCATCGAATGCAGAAGAACCTTTGTAACCCATTGTGTAGTAGTTGTTAGTAGCATCTGAGAAGTACGGATCAATGTAAACTTTGATCCGACCATTCATAACACCAGCAAACGTATTACCAGTATCATCTACTTGTAAGTTGTTTGACAACGCAGGAGTGTAATCTAGAACACCAGCCATTTGAAGTGCAGAAGCAACGTCAGATGAAGTGATCATAATGTTACCCTTACCACGACGAGTAGACTTAGCAATTTCATTAGCATCACGTTCGATTTGGAACATTAAACCTTTGAACTTCTCAACTGACCAACGACCATTAGAATCAGTATCTAAGTCGAAAGTACCAGCAGTAGTAGTGTTCTTTTGAGCACCTGCTACAGCAGAGTAGTTGATAGTACGAATTACTTCACGGTTAATCTCTGAAAGGATTTCAGCAGATAAGATGTTAGATAATTCAGTCTCAGCATCTAAACAACTTTCTCGATTGAGAATGCCATTTCGTTGAAACCGTTATTAGCAGTATCGCCTAATTTTTCAGCATCAGCAGTAGACATACCAGTTTCTACAGTGTAACCAGAACCAGAAGCACGATCGTTAGGATCTGTACCAGTTTGAGCAGTACCTGCAGCACCGTTAGCAACACCTAAAGAAGCAGTATTACCTGACGCAGATGCAGAGAATGAAGTATTTGCTTCATTGAACATTGCTTCAGTACCACTTTGTGAAGTGTACTTAGAACGCATTGCGAAGATAAGTCCAGTAGGACCAGTCATTGGTTGAACACCAGCGATATCGTATGCAATTAAGTTAGGCATAGAACGACGAACTAGTGAGATTAACACTGGATCGAAGATATCTACGTTACCTGCAGATGCAGTAGATGAAGAACCACCCATTGCGTTTGTTGGAGCAGCTTCACCTAGTAAAGTTGGATTAAAGTTTCCGCCGTTAGATGCTTGTTCTCTGGCAGCGATTTCTTGATTTTCTAAAAGTGTAGCAATAGTTGCCTTTTTATGTGCATCCGTGATTTTATCTAGTTCAGGATGCTCTAAAACAGGCTGCCACTTATTTAGCAAGTCAGTTGATTGAGTCATGTGTTTCTCCTTTATATGTATTATTGATTTTTAAAATTTACTTTATCGAATACTATTTGTAATAGCACTCATGTAAGCAGACATTTCTGGATCAACAACTTCATTTTCATCATCAATTTCCAGAGGTTCATCATCTAGTTCTTCAGTAATCACTCTTTCCACAGATGGGAAATAGTTTTCTTTAAGAGTTTCAATTTTTTCTACGTAAGAATCTTCAGTATCAAAATCCACACCTTCAGAAAGTGATTTCAATTTGATTGCTTGAGATTCGGTCAAACTATCGCAAACGTCACTAAGAATCTTAGTTTTTCTAGATTCTGAGATTTCTTTGCGTAATTCGATGTTCTTTTCGATACCTTCATTAACAGAAGATTCTAATTCTTCTAACTTAGCAGCCATCTCATTAACGATGTCAACTTTCTCTTCTGGAATGTCAACATAGTTTTCAGTGAATAGTGCCTTAAGACCTGTCATAAAGTTTTCGGTAATTTCGTTCTTGATACCTTGTTCAACAGCAAGTTCGTTTTCCTTCATCCATTCTTCTGAAACGTATTCAAGGTAATCGTCTAACTTAGCAGTTAAGTTTTCAGTAATTTCTGCTTTCTCGACTTCAAGTTCTGCTTCCATATCAATGGTAACAGATTCTAAGATGTCATTAACTTTAGAAACAATAGCAGATTCAAAGATAGTAGTTGCTTTAGCAGTAAAATCTTCAGATAAGTCTTCACCGTTAAACATTGCAGCAATGTCTTCTTTAACGTCTACATCGTCAGTATCAATTTTCTTGATATCTTTGATTGACTTTTTCTTTTTCTTATCGTCTTTTTCATCTTCTTCAGCATCGTCTTCGTCTTTTTCAAAACCTTCAACTTTCATTGCTGACATGATATCTTTATAAGAAAGTTCAAGTTCTTCTTTCTTCATACCTTTAACGGCATCAACCATAGCAGTTACCATAGCAACTTTGGTTTTCTTGACAGATGAACCCTGCTTAGGATTATCTTTCTTATCTTCATCTTCAGGTTTAGCACCTGGAGGTGTTATTTCTTTAGTTTTTGGATCTGGTACTTCAGCGTCCACACCAAATGATGCCTTCGCTTCCTCTAACTCTAGTTCGTTTAATTCTTTTTCAGACATTTTGGAATGCTCCTATTAAAAAGTTTCTTTTATTTATCATTTATTTATAAAATTTATATTTTTACTTCTGTAAAGAGTTTAAAAAAGTTTCGAATATCTTAAACTTCTTATCCTCAATTTCTTTTACAGACATTTTGACGATTTGACTCTTCATATTTTCTGCTTGTTCTATTGTCCAGATACCATTTTCGAAGATCCATTCTCTTTCTTCCATAATACCTTCAACAAAGGCAAGTGGTGCACTTGGGTCAGCAACGATATCACCAGCAGTTGCTAGATAGAAATCCTTACCGACTTGTTGTACTCCACCTTTACCAGCACTTAACGTACCCATGCCTCTTGATGAAACACCAAGTTGAGCACCTTCTTTTATTAATGACTTAACGATAGCACCATAAGGTGTTTCGGTCATAATCTTTGCTTTACCTACGAAGTTATCGCCATCTCTTTCCAACTTAGTAATCATATGAGATACTCTCTCTAGATTAATTGTAGGACCTTGTGGATGACCAAGTTCACCGTAAGCACGATTCTTTTGTACATATTCTTTATTGTAACGAGAAACTTCTTTCTCTAAGATCTCAGTAGGATATACTCTACCGTTACGGTTCTTAAAGTTACCTTGCATAAAAACACCTTCAATGAAAAAGTTTTTCTTTCCATCTTCAGTTGCTTCTGTGATATAGTTTATATCCTCATGTACTTCTGATAATAGTTTCATATCTACACCTTAATTTTATTTAATGCAGTTTGTGCTTTTAATAATTCACGGTATGCTGTAATAAGTTGTTTATTTAATGCATCATCATGTGGTTGGACATCACCAGCAATATCACCTAGATAATCAACAGCACCGTTAAGACTTGATTTAGCCAACTTGACATCGTTCTTAACTTTCTTTAGAATTGGAGCAGGAAGTTTACCTTCATCCAATTTAACACCGTTTAATACATTATTAATTGATTCGTATAATTTCATATTATGCTCCGTTCTCTGCGACTTTAGTGCCGTAGGTTGCAGCATTACAAGTTATAGTATCATTAGGACGTTTACGAATAACTAATGAACCGTTTGCTGGGATTCTGATTGTAACAGAACCACCTGCGTAATTTCCATTCTGACCGTTACCGTTATCGATAGCAGTGTTAGCAACCGTTAAAGTTCTAGCAGTACCGTCGTTAGCAATATAAACAGCAGTTGCTTTATATACGTTAGTTGCTGATCCTGTTGCTACTGTATTTGCTAATGGTTTCATATTATGCCTTATGTACGATGTCTAACACTTTCATCAATCCAGCAGGATCTTTGTTTAGTGTAGCAATTGCTTTCTTCTTATTATTAGGGTTGAGTTTATTTAAAACTGTAACGATTTGTTTAGCAGTTCCCATATCAACTGTTTCTTGTTTACCGTTAGCAAATTTAACCTTTCCTGATGAATTCTTTGATGCAAGTGTTTTAACAATAGTTTGTAAGTCAGACCAAGCATCTTCATTAACTTCTTCACCAATTAACCCTGACTTAGAAAACTTATCTAATTTAGTTTTCAACCATTTTTTATCTAGTTTGTTTCCAGGAATACCAACTGAAGTTTCACCATTACCAGTGAAATATGCTACATACTCACCATCATTGTATAAGAATGCACGTACACGAGCACTTCCTTTCTTTAAATCAAAAACTTGTTTATACGATTTCTCATTAAGTTCAACATCTTCATTAATACCTTTGATAGAACCATCAAACTGATGATCACCAGCAACAGGGTGCTTAGTGTGAGTCATTTTATGTGTATTTTTAAAGTCTTCCTCACCCTTAGAACGGGGTTTGATATCCTTTACTTCATCATCACTATCTTTCGGTGCGACGTAGTCTTGGGCAATAGACCCTTCGTTAATAAAACTTTTAAATGTCTTCATCTTGACTGTCCTCTATATCGTTCATAAAATTAGCAGCAACTTCGTGTTTCTTAATTGCAACTGAATCTTTAATTTTGTCCATTAAAAGAGAACCTACCGTATCCTTAAATTGTGATGCATTACCATCACCTGCCATTGATACTGCATCATTCATAGTGTATTCGCTCATATAATTCTCCTTTTGAATATTTATAATATTTAGAAGTCCTCATCTTCTTCTTCACCCTCTTCAGGTGCTTCTGCTTCAATCTGCTTATCAATCTGTTTAATATCATCTTCACTCTGTTTAAGAACTTCAGTTCTAATCCATTCGGTGGAGTAATACTTACCAGTGTATTCATCAACATCACGTAATAGTGATAGACGTTCTCTAAGCACTTCACCTTCTTTAAGTTCGGCGAAGTAGTTATCTTCCATAAAATCGTAATTGATAGAGTCTTTCATCTCTAACCATTCTGCTTTAGTGATAACACCTTTTAATAGTAATTGCTTCTCAAGGATGATATTAAATAACTCAGAGAACCTAGTTCTAAGACGTTTGATGAATTTGCTAAACTTTAACTCATCTCTAGTAATTTCGTTAGCACGACCCATATTAAACTGTGCTTCTGATTCCAGTCTAGTTGATGGAACATTTAACGATTCGTATAGTTTCTTACGGAAATATAATACATCATCTAATTCACCAAGGTTCTGACCTGAAGGAAGTGTAGTAATCTCAGTACCACGACCACCCTCACGTCTAGGCAACCAGTAATCCTCAAGCATAGTCATAAACTTACGATCGTCTTTCACTTCACCAGTGTTAGCATCGTACACAAGTTTGTTCTTATGCTTCGCCATCATATCTCTTAGATATTGTTCTGCTTTACCCTTCGGCAAGTTACCAACATCAATATAGAAGATTCTGCGTTCTGGAGCACGAGCAAGTCGGTAGATAACCGTTGCGTCTTCCAGCATGCGTAATTGGTTTAATGGTTTGATTGCTTTATGTAGATGCCCCAATACAGCAGAATTGTCACCGTTCAATATACCTGAATGAACATAAGCAATTGAATCAGTAGCAATCTTAACACCCTCGTTACCTGCTTTAACACCTTTAGGTGAGTAGATATAATATTCGTTGTACTTCTTATTGAATATGTTTTTAGAGTTAAGAGGTGCTTCTTTCTGACGTTTCTCTGCACGTACCTTTTTAATTCTACGTGGATCGATGTAACGAATCTCTTGAATACCTTCTTTAGTTTTCTTTGTATCAATCATTAGATGATAATACAAACGACCATCTACATACCATTTACTAAAAATGTCATATGCTTTGGTATTGAATTGTAGAAGTTTTAGGATGCCTTCATACTCTTCACGAATACGATCCTTAACTTCGTCTGGTTGGTTTACGTC